CCGTGCAGGTACATGCCGCGGTTGTAATCCTCGAAGCGTCCCGGCTCGATGCTGTCCTCTTGCGGCCACGGAAACCGAAACCGCATGACTTCGAGGTTGTAGCCGCCCAGGTTGACTAGGTGTTGTTGATCCGCGCGCAGGTAGTAGAGATCCTCGCACGTACCGATCTTGATGTCCTCGCCGTTGAATGTTACGTGTTCGCCCATGCTTGTTCATCCTTTCAATCCGGTGGACACATCAGTACGGGTTGCCGGTACAGAGCCCGCAGACGGCTGCATACGCAGCCGTTTCGCCGTGTCTAGTCGGTATCGAGCCCTATCTGCCCTTTGACCTGCTCGCCCGAGTCGAATAGCCGATCCTGCTCATGTTTTGGATCGGGTGCTGGCACGGTCTCGAATCCTGGCCCAGGTCGAACCGATGCCGGCGGCAAGCGTTCGCCATCAGGTAGGCGTCCTGCGTAGGCGCGCGGATCGGCAGGTGCTTCCGCGACCGCTCCTCCGTTGTCGCGCATACGCGGACTCTTGACTTGTTTATCGGACATGAAAATCACCCTTCTCTATGTAGAGCCGAGTCAGCTTGCAGACTGATTCGACGTCTGTGACTAGATGCCGCTGGCGGTCCCGAGAAAAGCGACTAACGCGGGACCGCCAGCGCCACCTAGCGCAAGTGTGAAAAGAAGTGTCATATTGTCGCCTTTCTTGTGGGGCCGAGCGTTAGGCCGAGCCCAATTGCTAGTCGCGATGCGAGCGTACTAGCACGCCCGACGAGAGTCAAGACAAAGTGGGCAAGTCGCGGAATGTCTGCGGGAAACTACTGACTCGCGCAGTAGGAATTGCAAGAGAATAATTTCAACCGACAGGAACGGAATGCCCGCAGAGCTTGAGCGCAAGCAGGCAAATCAGCCCGGAACGGAAACACTCGAAGCTCTGACCTGCCTAGCCCACTTTGGCGGCAGCTTTACCAGGGCCAGTGCGGAACTAGACATCCCGACCTCAACCCTCTTTGATTGGAAAGCCAAGTACCCAGACGTCTACACCGGCATAGCCCAGAGACTCGCAGGGCAGACAATCGCCCGCACTACTACTGAATCGAGAGAGCTGACTCTCAATGCTTTTAAGGCCGCTTCTGAATCAGTAGATGAATACCGGATCAAGCTGGAAGCCAAGGAGATTAAGGACCCAGCAGGCGGCGGATTGAGGATGGCGACGATAGGCGGGATTGCTTATGACAAGACGGCATTGGCAGATAGTCGCCCGACAAGTATCAACGTACAAGTCAGTCCTAAGGAATTAGTAGAGAGTCTGCGTAAGAGGCTTTCCCATGCGCCAGAGAGTGTGAAGGATGAAGGATTGCCCCAATGACTTTTTACAGGCACCTCAGAACGCCGTACAATCGCCCGATAAGTAGCTCTCAGTGCTGGTTTCCCTGTATGTAGGCATAGACAGCCATAGAGGCGTGCGTTGCGTTGCGTGATTGATAGGTAGATGGCGTTGCGTGAGTGATAGACAGGTAGCGTTGCGTGATAGATGGCGTGATAGATAGGTGGCGTGATTGATAGACAGGTCCGCATCACGCAAGCGCCTTCTTAAACAGGCACAGGCGCAGGCGCACAGGCGCACAGGCGCACAGGCACAGGCACAGGCGCAGGCGCATGGGCACAGGCAGCAGGCACCATGCCTACATGCGTACGCCTACATGCGTACGCCTACATGCGTACGCCTACATGCGTACGTACATAGCTATCACCCCAATCATCACCCCATACTCTGCACATTAGGCTTGTGCAAGCGCAGTGTGAGAGGCCAGGCAGGCCTGTAAGGCAGGCCTGCAAGGCAGAGGCAGGCGATCAGGGTCAGGCCACGGGAGGCGGGAGTGTGGGCGGCCGCCGGCGTGGGTGTATATGTATATAGGTCAGGGCACACGCAAATCCCCAGAAAGGGTTCCGAAGCCCCGAAACGGACCCAGCCCTAAAAGGGGCTTGCGGTATGTTCTCGGTACATATGCGGTATAGTGCTGCTATGCCCAAGACCTCGATCTACTTCACAGAATCCGAGCTTGCGTGGCTTCGCCAAGAGGCTGAGGGCCAAGAGGCTGAGGGCCAGTCCGTGTCTGGGTACATCCGCAAGGTCATCTTCAACGACATGCTCAAGCTGGAAAAGAACGCACAAGCTGAGATCAACGAGAACGCACAAGCTGAAGTTGACCTCCACGCCATGCTCAAGCTGGAAAAGCAAGTCCAAAACCTTGAACGCCGCATGGGTCTGATCGAAGACCTCGCCAACAGGTAGATACGCGGTACTAGGACGCCCCAGGCCGGTACTAGGACGCCCCAGGCGTTCTCTAGGGCGGCTACTAGCCAACAAACGGCCCCTAGCCAACAAACGGCCCCTGGTCTTGATGGACTCTCACGCGAGAGAGAAAGTCAAAAGCCGGGGCTAGGCACCACCACCCTTTCAGCGGCCTCCTTCTAACTCGCTGAGCCAATAGAGGTTCGAAAATGTACGTCCTGCGGGGGTAGGTGGTGTCTTCATCTGAAAGGAACAATGCGACCACCCGACCCACCCCACCGCTTCAAACACATGAGACGAACCAAGAAACTCCTCAAAGACCTTGGACTAAACCAAGAAGGCCTTAGACCAGACCAAGCCCGCTCTGGACCAAACCAAGCCCGCTCTGGAAAGCGTCCAAACACAACCCCCTCGTACCAAAGGCACGGGAGTTAACTGGCCGCTAGCCTCACCGCTTGCGAGCTTGAAGCTCTAGAGCACTACATCGAAGAGAATCCCAAAGACGTTGCCGCCCAACAAGAACTAGCCCAGCTCAATGCAATCTACGAAGACAACCCGCTCCATTTTTTCGAACCGCATAAAAAACAAGCCACCTTTTACGAGGCAGGGCGGATTGCATTCAAGATGTTTGCCGGGGGTACGCAGAGCGGCAAGACGCTTGGCGGGATCGTTGACGACATCATCCAATGTTGTGACGAAGATGCCATCCCCGAACACCTCAAGCCCTTCAAGTATTGGCAGCCACCTTTTAAGTGCCGCGTTGTAACACCCTCCTTCGGACACACCCTCGATCAGTTCCAAGAAAAAGTCAGAGACTGGGTGCCAAGGCACCAACTCAAAGGGGGAAGATGGGAGTCGGCCTACTCCCGTTCTGACTACACACTTCACTTTGAAAACGATTCCTATATTCAGTTTCTCTCGGGGGACCAGGACGTTTCCAAACACGCCGGTTGGACGGGTGACAGGGTTCACTTCGATGAAGAACCGCCTGGCGATCACGGTCGCAAGCTCTACATCGAGAACAAAGCTCGTGTAGCCGTAAGAGAGGGTCAAGTCATGTTCACCATGACTCCCACCGAAGGAATCACTTGGACCGGCGATGAGGTTTGGGAAAAGCGCGGGGAGCCGAACTACTTCGGCATCCAGGTTGACATGGACGACAACCCCACTCTCACCGAAAATGCCAAGCAGATTGTTCTGGATGGGCTTTCCAAGGAAGAACGCGCTGCTAGGAAGTCAGGTGAGTTCGTCTACCTCAAGGGAAAGGTCTACCCCGAGTTCGACTACGACCTTCATGTAGTTCAAACGCCGGACCCAGAACACGTTAATAGCCAAGACGTAATTATTTGCATCGACCCCGGCCTAACAATGACTGCGGTCACATGGACTTGCTTCGACTCAGACAACATCGCTCTGGTCTTCGATGAGCTTTACACAGAAAACACGAACATCGAAACGATTACGCAACAGATCAAAACCATGAACCACATGTGGAAGATCAAAGATCCGTACTACATCATCGACCCCACAAGCCAAAACAGAAGCCAGGCGACTAGCTCTACAGACATGGTTGGCATAGATCAGGTCTTTTTCCAGCACGACATATTCCCCATCTATGCACACAACGACGTAGACCCCGGCATCTTCCAGATAAAGCGAAGGCTTCAGTCTGATCCGCCTGCCTTGCTCGTTTCCGAAGACTGCTCAAAACTTTTGTGGGAACTAAAGCGATACCGCTACCACGAAATAGACACCCCATCAGGGCGAAAGATCGTCCCGGTTAAAAAGGACGACCACGGCCCAGATTGCATTAGGTACACCTGCGCAGAACGCTTTTGGGGCGTCGAGCCGGATTTCAAAAAGCGCAGAAAGCAATCTACTTACGGCTTCCAGGTTCCCTACAAAGAAGAACGGTTCTACCAGGAGGTAGGGCCAATGGGGGCCATGTCATAACGGACGGAACCAACAAACGGATAGTGCTCGGACGGAACCCTTCTAAAGAAAGAACCCAATGTCAGATTTCGTAACACTAGATACCACCAAAGCGGTCTTCTTCAGCGCTGACTCGCTACGTCAGCTCAAGATCACCAATTCCACCAACTCAACGCTTTACTACAAAACGACCTCCGACGTAAGCGCGTCCTCAAACGACGGCAACCTGACGTTGGGAACTTCGGCCACTTTCACTACGGGTCAGTGGGTCATCCCATCGATCAACACCCGTTTGACGATTGAGTACCTCGAAGGCATTACGTTCCAAGACGTAACTGTCACCGACGATCTGGTTGTCTCAGACGACGTAACGATCACCGATGATCTCGCAGTCACAGGTCTTGCGACGGTTGGCGAAACACTTGGCATTACAGGTGTTACTTCCCCCGCCGGAGGCATCGTGGTCGGTGGCGCAACCCCGACAACGGCTGCTAAGGGAATCACCTTCGGTACAGGTGCAACTCCCGCCACGCTTTACCGCTCGGCGGCAGACACCCTCACGACCGATGACGCGATTATCGCCACGGGCGGGGTAACGTCAACCGGAACCCTCGCTGCTACGAACGCAGCGACCGTTGGCACGACGTTGGCTGTCACAGGGGCTACGACACTGACCGGCGGAGTTGCTCAAACCGCTCCGATGACTCGGTTCTTCAGCACCCCGACGGTTCAAGCGTCAACGGACGGGACGAACGCCACTCCGTCGATCACGGTTGTTTATCTGTCACAGATTCTCATTCCCTTCAACTGCACGTTGACGGGGGCGGCAATCTTCAACGGAGCGACGGTCGGTACGGACAAGTGGATTTATGCTCTGTTCAATTCATCGGGAACGCCAGTTGCTAATACAGCAACAGCGGGAACTACAACTTCTGGAGCAGACGCTTTTCAGCAGATTGCGTTTACCACTACCTACGCAGCAAAAGGACCGGAGACCTACTGGGTTGGTTTGTACGCCAATGGAACGACAGATCGTTTCAACGCAATCCCAACCGGACTGCTTGGTCTAAGCCAAGCCGCTCTTGCTGGGAGCGTATCGACGCAGACCTTCGGGACAGTTGCAGCGGTAACGCTCCCGACCACGCAGACAGCCGACGTAGGGCCGTTCTGTTACGTCTATTAATCCGTAACCCCTATACCAATAGGGCAACGAAGGAGAACCATGCCTAGCTATATGAAATGCGACACAAGCAGGCCAATCAATCTCGTCGGGTCAGAACAAGCAGCCGTTATAACCAACGGTGCAACCACAGGGACTCTGTACGTCGGAGGTCCGACAGTTAGTGCGGCTTCCAGCTCCTACTCGATTGCCGCTGGTGCTTCGCGGCCGGTCAAGGGACCGGCGTGGGGGATTGCCTCTACTTCGATCCCGGTATCAACTAACGAAATCTTCATTCCCAAGCTAAAGCCCAACGCTCCTACTCGCTGGTGGGTAGGGAACACTCCGTTAGATGACGCGGCAGCAGGCGGCGGGGCATCGGCTACCCCTACGGCCGGGACGGCCTTCTTGGGGCAGGTGGACATTCTTGAACGCTGCACGCTCACGGGTATCCGCTACCTCGCAGGAGGAACCGGTGGAACAGACGACGTTCTCGTTGCGCTGTATGACTACAAAGGTAACCCCTTGGTGTGGTCTGCAATTACCGGAGCGGTATGCGGAACGGCGAATGAATACACATCGCTCGCTTTTACCGCTGCGTATGAAGTTGTGGTCCCTGGCCGCTACTTTGCTGGCATTACTGCGGCGGGTACCACCTGTCGTTTGCAGGTCCAAAACGGCACCACGGGTCTGGCCGGGGATGTATCGGTTCTAGGCGGTACACATGCTTCAGCTTGGACCGATGGTTCTGCTCCCGTCGCAGTCACAGCGCCTACGACAGCAGGCGAAATCCCCGTTCTCTGCACGTACTGATGCTCAGGTTCAAAGTCACAGACAACACCAAGATCAAGGCCACAAAGAAACTGCCCAAGACGATTCGGTTCGTTTCAGGCGACCCCCTTTTCTATGCCAACCGCAAGGACGGCAAGGAAATCGAGTTGGACGAACCTCGCACGTTTGACAAGTCCTTCTGGGTTTGCTCAGAGGGAGAGTCGTTTGTGACTATCACCATTCCGAAGGAGAAGCTAAATGCAAGTCGTTGAACGTGGGGAGTTCCAGCCCGGAACGTGTTGTATCTCGCACGACTCGACTGGTCCCTTTCTCGATACAGGGGTCTACTTGAACTGCGAGCGCGTGGGTATCAACCCGCGCCTCTACATTCACGTTCCCGTTGCAGAGCAGATCGGCAGAGAAGTAGGGATGGTTCCGAAGCCCGTACTCGACTCAGCCGAGAGTGAGATTGAGAACCTGCGTAACACGGTCCAGGCTCTGGAGGAAGAACTAAACCAAGCCACCACCGTTCTCGATGCTGTGGACACCCTCAAGAATCAGGGCTTTGAACAAAAGCGCGGCCCCGGCAGACCGCGCAAGCCACGGCATGAAAGCGTGGCCGCGTGAGCGCCGCCGTGAATACAGAAGATCTAATCCTCGCGAGTGCATCAAGGACAGCTACTACCAACTCCGTAGAACAACGCAACATGTTCGGCAAGGGAGTGGTGGTTGTCGTGGATGTAACCACCGTGGCTGGTGGTACCCTGACGATCACTCCGGTTATCCAGGTCAAGGCTCTCGATTCAGGTGCTTGGAAGGCGTACTGGACGCCTTCTGCGGGGATAGATGCAACAGGAGCAGCCGCGCAGTTTGTCTACGTCCTATATCCCGGAGCAATCGACTCAGACACCACGGCAAAGGACATGTCCGGTCTTCCGCTCCCGAGAACATGGAGACTCTCAGTGACCCACACGACCTCACAGGCCATTGTCTACTCCGCTTCTGCCTACGTGGTCAAGTAATGGAGATTCTGCTTGGTGTTTCAATCATTGCCAACGTCGGTTTCGGCTACATGCTTTTGCGGCTGAACCAGGACGCAGCCATAGAACGTCAGTCCATTCTCGCCGAAGTCCAAGCAGAGCGGGTGGCGCTTTTGAACAGAATCCAAGCTCCCGAAGCAGCGGTGGCTATTTCGATGGACGATGACTCCGGGCTTTTGAATACGAAATGGGAAGACGACCAGGACTTCAACAACTCCATCGAAGCCATTGAGAACCTAGAAAAGAAGCTTGGCTGAACTATCGGAAGCTCGTCAAAGACGAATAACCCGTGGCGTCAAAAGGATGCGCGATGAAGCACCGGCCCGTAATCTCTGTATGGAGTTTTGGCGCGGAAAGCACTTCGCCTACCTAAACCAAGACGGCGGGGTCAACTACCAAGCCACTGTCTCTCCCGAGAAGCCCCAACACCGTTTCCGGCTCTCAAGGAACTTCATCTTCGACATTATCGAGCGCGAAGTTTCCAGAAGCATTCAGAGGGTTCCAGGCTACGAAGTCTCTGCCTCAACCACCGAACCGATGGACTACTACGCGGCCAAGACCTCAGAGAAGGTCGCTAGATACGGTTACGATAAGTGGGGCCTTAGGGACGCGACAGAGGAAACAGTCCGTTTCGCGCTAAACCAGGACATGGGTTTTGCCTGGCCTTACTTCGACAACACCAAGGGGACGGTGATCGACCCCGAACAGGGGATTGCAGAGGGCGAGATTTGCATTGAACTCTACGGGCCGAATGAAGTCTTTTGGGAGCCGGGAGTCAAGTACGCCCAGTCTGCATGGATGGGGATTCAGCAGGCCAAGCCCTTAGAGGAAGTCCAGGCCATGACACCCCTGAAGTTGAAGGCCGACGCTTCTGCAGGGTTTAAGGACACTAACCGCACCAAGCAGTCAGAAAACCTTTGTCTGGTGACGAACTACTTTGAACGCCCCACCATCCAAAACTCCGAAGGCACCTGGCTGGTAATCGTTCAGGGGAAGGTCATAGACGAGAAGGCCTACCCCGTCGTTGACTCAAAGAAACAAGTCCTAGACGAACCGCTTTTGGTCCCGCTCTCTTACGCGATGGACCCCGACTCCGATACGGACGTAGGGCTTACCCGTCACTTGATTGATCCGATGAGGACGGTCAACGACTGCATCGCAAAGCAGTTGGAGTGGAAGAACCTCTGCCTCAACCCGCAGTTCATCATGCGAAACGGTGTCTGGAAGGGGGCGAAGCGAAACGACGCCCCCGGGATGATTTACAAGGTGTTCGGGAACTCAGATATTCAGATCATTCCCGTTCCGCCGATCCCCCCGGAGCTAGAGCAGATGAAACAAGCGGCGGTGGACGACATGTACCGTATCGCCGCCCAAAACGAACCCCCTTCCCAGGTTGAGTCGGGGAAGGGTCTACAGGCGTTTGAGTCCATTCAGGAAAGAAGGGCGGCATTTATTAGCAAGCTCGCTCAGTTCCACTCAGCATTGATGAGAAGGTGCCTCTTACTCGTCCAGACCTACTACACAGAGGAAAGACTGCTCACCATCCAAGGCCGCTACGGCCCTGAGATTCTTTCCGCCTTCAAGGGTGCTGACCTTCATTCCCAGGTCGATGTGACGGTCAGACCGGCTTCGCTTGAGCCAAGAACCAAAGACGGCGTGAGGCAAGAACTGATGAACCTGACCCAGATGTTCCCCGGTGCCTTCTCGCCTGAACAGGTAATGGCGGCGATGGATCAGGGTTCGGGTGAGAAGCTGATCGAGTCTTACGAGCAAGACGTTCGCAGGGCGCATGAAGTCATCCAGAAAATCAAGTTTGGTCCAGAGGTTCTGTTCAACGAATCCAAGCGCCCACTAGCACCAGGGGAAGGGATGACCACCGATCCCCTCACCGGCCAAGAGACTCCGATCATGGAACCAATCGAAGGTCCGGACGCCCAGCCGATTCTTGACGAGAAGGGCCGGCCCCAAATGACCCCGATGGTAGAAGCCCCCGGCTGGCTTCCGCGCCCCTTCGACAACATCCCCGTCCAGAAGAAGGTCTTCGAGGATTTCATGAAGACCCCAGACTTCGACATGCTGGACAACGGCATGAAGGCTGCCTGCTTTCAGTATTACGCAGCACTCGAAGAAGGCGAAGCACGCAAGGCCCAAAAGGCCCAGATGCAACAAGCACAGATGGCACAGAACATGGGCGAGCAAAACGCCGCCCGCCCAACGCCCAACGGGGACAAGCCCCTCCCCTCAATGCCTGCTCTTACTTAACCGGACTCGGCTCTTTTAGCCACCCGGTAACTAGCGAACTCGCCTCAAGGCACTCGCTCAACGAAAGGAAGATATGCCGGATGACGGCACGCTGGCCCCTGAGGAAACTCCGGGGGTCGAAACAGAGGACACCGACCAAGGTACTCCCTCACCACCCGCTACCGAAACTCCTGAGAACTGGGAACAACGATTCAAAGACACACAAGCGCAGTACACCCAGTCTCAACAGGAACTCTCCGAGTACCGGGACTACATGGAGAAACTGCAATTCGATCCAGATGAGCAAAAGAAGCTTCTCATGGAACTCGCAGATCGCCACAACTACGTTCTTCCCGACGAGGAGGAACCCGAATACCAAGACCCCGGCGAACTCGCACTCCAAAAGCTAGAAGCTTTCGAAACTCAAAGAGCCCAAGAGCAAGAAGAACAAGAGAAAGACGCCTACTGGCAAGAACAAGGAGAGGGCTTTTTTGAAGAACTCTCCAAGTTCCAAGAAGCCGAAGGCATTGAACTCTCTGACAAGGCAGTGGACTTTCTAGGAGCGAAGGTGCTCTTAGGCGGTGCTGACGCCCAGGAGACATTCAAAGCCTGGCTTGAGGAACAGCAGGCGGGCTATGAACGCATAGTCAACTCTAAGAAGAACGCTTCAAGGGCAACATCGGGTAGCGCAGGTTCTCCTAAGTTCGATCCCAACAATCCCGAAGAAGTCGAAGCAGCCCGTATCCAAGCGGCACAGGAGGCTATCGACTCAGCGGAGTAACTATTAGGAGAAACTATGAGCGCAACGCTCGCGGCATACAACGCCGTCTTGAGGCGGGTCGATACCGGCTCGCTGGTAAAGCAGTATTTCACGGACGATGAAATGCTGAAGAAAATCCTCACCACGAAGAAGTACGACCACGGTGAGGTAGTCCGAGTCCCCCTACACACTTCCCGCAACGGCGGGTACACGCCCCTTCCTGAAGGTGGCGGGAACCTAAACGACGCAGGAAACCAGGTAACCGACAAGGCAGAGTACAAAAAGGCCAACCACCACTACCAGGTTGCCATCCAGGGTGACGTCATTGACAGCACCGAAGGTGATGCCAAGGCGATTGCCCAGGCGACAACGACGGAGCTTGAGGGAGCGATGGACGACATTCGCTTCCAGATTTCCCGTCAGTGTTTCCAAAACGGAGAGGCAATCCTGGCAAGGGCAGGGACGACCACGACCTCAAACATCGTCCACTTGACTCCTACTGCGTCAGCGCAGTACACAAGTGGAACCAACGCCATTGAGCGTGGGTGGATTTACGAGGGCATGGAAGTAGACATTGGTACGGCTTCCTCGGAAGCCTCCCTTGTAGACGGAGAGGTTGTTACGGCGATTGACGAAACTCTGACCGATCCCACGATCACGGTTTCAACGTCGATCACCACGACCACATCCAACTACGTGTCGTTCAAGAACGCTCGTAGCGGTGCAACCTCAAATGAGGGGAATGGATTCCGCAACATCGTTTCCCAGTCTTCAACACTGGCTGGGTTGACGGTCGCAGGACAGCCGCGCTGGAAGGCGGCATATGAGTCCTCAACGCCCACCGCTCTCACCCTGGCTGTTCTTTTGAACATGGACCGCAAGATTCACCAAAAGACCGGCAAGAAGGCTGATGTGATTTTCACGGGCCTAAAGCAGGAGCAGAAGTTCTATGAGCTACTTCAGCAGCAGGTTCGCTACAACAACGATAAAGGCATCGAAGCCGGAAATCAGGAAGTCGCAAGGTGGCGCTCCAAGGATGTAATCGGCCACCCCAACTGCCACGACGAAGACCTCTACATGGGATTGTGGAAGCACATCTTCATCGCGCAGGGCAAGGACCCCTACTGGCAGAACGCAATCACGGGTTCTAAGAACGCATGGGACCATATACAGGGGACAGACTCCTACGGTGGAAAGCTCACCTGGCGTGTAAACCTCTGTACCGACCGTCGCCAGGCGTTCGCGGCCGAGAAAGCACTGACGTAGAAACCGTAAACGGGGGGTCGCTTATTGCGGCCCCCTTTTGCATGAAAGGAACACGATGGCTGTATCCGTTGCAAGAGTCCTACAAGGCGGGTTGCCGCACACTACGGTTGGCGCGCAAAAACAGACCGTCACTGATGTGACGATGGACGATGACTACACCACGGGTGGTAAGGCAGTAACAGCCGCTCAGTTGGGCCTGAGTGCCGTTTATTCAGGGCAGGTAGAGGTTGGCACTTCGGCTTCTGGTGCCGATGATTTTGCCAACGTCGCTCTGATTCCACAAACAAACGGTTCGGTGCTTTTGAAGTCCCACATCTCCTCTGGCGCAGAGTCGTCTAGCTCGGCAGATCAGACCGGCGTGGTGTTGCGAGTGACCGCGCAGGGTTACTAGGATGCTCTACCTCCCTCCGGGGGTCGCGCAAGGCATTGTTCGAGAAGAAGAGCTAGATCGCCAGGAGGCGGTCGCAGTCTATGGGAACCGTTTTCTTCGGGCCAAGGACGACCGGCTCTCGCTCGTCTTCGCAAGGGAAGGTGCCATCGCGCCTGATTTGACTCCTGGCCGCTGGCATGTCGAACGACAAAATGACGGTGGCATCCCTCACACCTACATGCCCATCGCAGGTCCAAACGGAGAGTATGTCGAGCCCTCTGTAGATCGGATTATCAACGTCCTAAACGAGCGGGATATGTGGAAAAGCGGAGCGATAGACAAGATCAATAACCACAAGAAGGCGCTGCGTGAAGCTGACCGCAAAACCCGCCAGGCAGTTCTAGACGAACTACGCTACGAGGCAGAGATAACAGCCAAGGTGATTCTCGGCCAAAGCTCCGCCCCTAAGAAGGCAAGTGCAGCCCGTCGGGCCCGCAAGGAAGCTGGCGTGGAGCACATGCTGTGACGCTCGCAGACGTTAAACTTCAAGAAATTGCACCCGCGCCGTGTGAGGGCCGGGTGCGCGACACCAGGAGGTCAGTCCTGATGCAAGAACAAGGTTACTGCAAATGTGGGTGTGGGGAAAGAACAAACGTCGCTCCGCAGGCCATCAAGAAACATGGGCTCAAAAAGGGCGAGCATTATCGGTTCGTTCATGGGCACAACGGGGTCGCTTCCACAGATAAATACCGCATTGACCCCTTAACGGATTGTTGGGTTTGGCAACGATTTCTGACGCCCGACGGTTACGGACGCTTTGTTCGTGATGGAGTTGCTGCTTGCACTATTTCTAATGTTCGGGCAGAACGCTTTTGGAAAGAGAAGGATCGACCGTGACCTTGGCAGAGTTAAGGCAAGAGGTGGCAGCCCGCGGGTTTGACTTTGTGTCTTCAACAAGGCTCGACCGCTGGATAAATCAGGCCTATACCGAAATCTGCAACTACGCCCCGTGGCCGTTCCTCGAAACCTCCACCACCAAGACCAATGCCCAGGCGATTACGGATTTGGGTTCGGTCCTCTCGGTCTATGACGCTGCAACCAAGAGTGAACTCCACGCTGCCGACCGGGACTGGATAAAGCAGAACATCTCCAACGACCTGACCATCACCGGAACAGCTTGTTACTGGTATCTCACATCCTCTAACACCTTCAACGTCTACCCCGTAGACACAGCCACGTTCACCATCTACTACCTAGAGGTTCCAAATGAGCTTGACAGTGACACTGATGAACCGCTCATACCAGATCGTTTCCAAGACCTCATCGTGGACCGTGCCGCAATTAAGGCTTACAAGGACAATGACCAATACGAGGCTGTTTCCGCGCTAAGGGCTGAGTACAACACCGACCTAGAACAGATGGGCTGGGCGTTTTTCGGGCGCAACCTGCAAGAACCAGAGCAAGTCAATCGTATTGCGAGTCATGAATGGGCCTAGGCAGCTATCAGGTAATTCAATTCCCCGGATTTGGTCGCGGCTTGAATCTGCACGATAAAGCCGACGCGGTGTTGATGGACGAAGCCGTTGATGCTTTGAACGTAGAACACACCCGCCACGGCGCTGTTAGACAGCGGGACGGCTACGACAACCTCACGGCCTCAGAGCTAACCAACCAACCGGACTCCATGCACCCCTACACAACCACAGGGGGCACTCGGTATTTAGTGGTAGGTAATGGAGTGGACTCTGGTGCTAATGCTTCAATCCATAGTCTGAATACATCGGGTACGGCTGTTAGAAACAATCTTCAGGATTCGGTTGCTAATACCGCTTCGCCTAACTTTTTCGCAGCTTACGCGGCCCCAGGGGGCGCTGACCTCTTTATCTCGAACGGGACAGATGAAGTCAGGATGCTCAGTGGAACTACGTTTTCTGTTCCCGACTATGAATTGACAGCGGGCGGCACGGACGTAGGGCTGAAAGCAAAGTTCGTTAGCGTGGACACGACTTCTAACCGGCTTGTGGCAGCAGAGAATAAGAACTCCACCGGGTTTGCGGCAGCGACAAACACTCAAGATACGGTTCGCTTCTCAGACGCAGGCGACCCAACGGTTTGGGGGGACAACAATTACGTCCACCTCTCACCGGGCGACGGCGAGCCGATCATGGGGATGATCGGCTGGAGAGAACTCGTCTTCGTCTTCAAGCAGACCAAGTTCTTTGTCTTCTACGGCGAGGGGGTAGACGGTGCGGGTGAGCCAGAGTTCCAATTTAGAACATTCGACACCGGGATCGGGCTGGCTTCTTCTCGCGCATTGTGCGCTGGGCGCGACGGCGTGTATTTCATGGATCGCAAGGGCGTTTACCAAACGACGGGGCAAGAAGCCAAGCGTGTTTCGGAGAACGTAGAACCGATTTTCTTTTCTGGTGCCAGCCCGTTCTTTCAGGGCGGCACCCTGCTTCAGTCTCAGATAACAAACTGCGTGATGCACTGGATAAACGAACGTGTCTATTTGGCTTACACATCAACCTCAACGACCAACAACTACATGCTGGTCTTCGATACGAGATATGGCTGGTGGACGCTTTGGAACATCCCCGCTTCGTGTATGGCGACCTTCCGCCCCTCAGACAACGACGAGTTGGTATTCGGCTACTCAACTGGAAGCAACTACGTAGGACGCTTCTCTTTCGTGCCCGACACCTATACCAACGATGACGCGGTGGCGATAACGAGTAGGTGGCAGTCCGGTTGGGCTGACCTCGGAACTCCAAACGAGAAGTACATTCGCCAGACAAGGGTTTCAGGCGAAGGCAAGGTTTCCGTAGGCGTAGCTGACGACTTCCAAACCTCCGCCAGCACCCCGACGCTTCTCGACTTCTCAGTCACTCAACCGCTTACAGGGACGGCAATCGTCGGAACCGCAGTAGTCGGCCCCATTCCCCCTTACAAGACAAAACTTCACCGCGTAGCTGGCAAAGGAAAGGTTTTCTCTCTCATGGCTTCTAATTCCACCCTAAACCAAGGGTTTACAATACAAAGAGCAGATTACGAGTTGAAGGGAATGCGTGGGCCTGCGCTCTCGGTGGACGCATGAGCCAGATCGTGCAAGGCAAAACATGGGTCAACGGCGAAGTCATCACCCATACGGCACTTAATGCTTCGCAGGCCAATCTTGTTACGACTGTGAATGACTTGGCGGGGCAGTATAAAACTCTTTTAACAACAACGGCTGGGATTTTGGCTGGCGAGCCTGCCGCTACAAAGATTTTATCCCCGACTGATTCGGACACGTATTTATCGAATGCCGGTGAAGGCATATACGAGAGTGGCGATAACATTATCGCTGGTCTCACATTCCGGGCTTTCGTTCCCATGATTTATTTTGACGATGCCGACGCAACGGCAACATCATTGATACAAAAGCTGCGTTTGCGGGCGCAAGTCAATACGAATAATGCGTCCCCGACGATTACCTTTACGTTTGGTCTATATCCAGTGACCTTCGCAGGCGGGACCGAGGTGTTCACAGTTACATTAGGAACTGTCGTTTCAGGCTCAACGGTAGCCATAGCTTCGCCTGCGGCGACTTCTACGGTTTCGGCCAACTCTGGCGACTTCACGATTCCGTCCGATGGTCAGTATGCGCTTGGTTGCGTAACTAGTGCCATGATGCCGGATACTAGTGCTGCTCTGCTTACAGCCCAGTTGCAGACGCGGAGTGTCTAAAGACATCGCAGGCGCGCTTGTGTTGTCGTGGCGTGGCGTTGTAGCTTCCCCCTACGGCGGTCCTTAAACGTCGCTTTACGGCGCAAAGGGAATAGGCCTCGGCTGCGAGTTCATGGTCAAAGGTTTTCCAGCGAAAGATATGCCCGAAGGCGCGATAGTGGGCATATCTGAACCAACGCGCGATTCCTACATGCCCTAGTTCATGTAGGAATGTTTGTCGCGGTGTTGTCGCTGTTGGGTGGATGTAGATCGCTGAAAGGTCGTTAAACGTGCAGCCTTGCGCGGATGTGAATGCAGGAGATGGGCAGGGAGCCGCAATGACGATGATGATGTCTTTGGTGGTAGGAACCTTTGATGCATTGGCCCAAGTTTGATACGGCTCGGCAACCCGACCATCAGGCGTAACCAACGTAACCGCCTCCGCCCCACTCGGCAACACCGCGAGACACAACAAACTGAGAAGCAGACCCTTCTTCATACCCCCCACCCTACCCGAAGGCACCCTTTTGTCTACTTTGCCGGACCCACTTGTACGCGAACCTGGAATTCAGAGGAATTTCGACGCTCTGGCAGCCAGAATCAGGCCACCGGACTTCGTTACCACGCTTGCCAGTTCTCCTTCGGTCGGTACAGAGGTCTATTACGCCCACTCTCAAGGCTTCTGGCACCTGAAGTTCTATTCGGATTCCTACTGGTACTTCCTTGGAGGGGTGGCGCTTTATACACAAGACCCCAACACGCGCACCGGGACAACGGCCAGCACTTACGACACCACAGGCGCACCCTCGGTCACGCTTCCCCTGGCGGGCGATTACGACATTGAGTTCGGAGCGCAATCAGTCCTGAGCGTCGAAGCTGGCACCAACGATGGGCGCATCGGCCTCCATGTCAACGGCACCCTCACCAATCAAGCCTTTTGGAGAATGACCGCTTCCGGCCAGGGGTCGGCTGGCAGCACCCCAATACGTCGTACCGGGATAACGGCAGGACACGTTGTCGCTGCTCGTTACTCCGGTTGGGCGGGGCTTGACGTTGCGTTTTCCCAGCTTTTCATCTCGGCTATTCCGGTAAGGGTTCAAGGTTGATAACGCGCTCCACTCAAAATCACAAGCCCGCCAAACGGATCAAGGTCAAGCGCCGCTTCTATGAAGAACTTGTCGCAGAGAACGCCATGCTCAAGCTGGAAACCGAACACCATGAACACAACAAGGCCCTGCTGGAACAAACCGTTGCTTACCTACAAGCCATTCAGACCAACAACACCGAAACCCAAAAAGAACTTGAAGCCCGCACCGAAGAATTAAGGACAGATATTCGTGGCTGATCGCATACCCGGTAATTCACTTTCAGGCAGAAAGGTAGTCGCGCTTGCCGGAACCTCTGAGCAACTTTCCACCAACCCAACTTCTACCGTCGAAGTGACGATTTGCGCCGAACTTGACAACGCAGGTGTCGTGGTTGTGGGCGATGCGAACGTTGACGCCACAGCATCCACTAGGACGGGCGTTCCCCTAAACGCAGGCGACACCTACACCAAGGGCATCAACTACCTCGGGGAGATATGGCTTGACTCCGCAATAAGCGGCGAGGGCGTTACTTTCGACGCAGACTGTATCTAGATGGGAACCAAGGTTGAACGCGCGCCAGCTTCTAGCCTCCCTCCCTCAGGTGTAGCAGGAGGCGTTCTAAGCGGTACCTACCCCAATCCCGGCTTCGCTGCCGATATGGCGACTCAAGCCGAGCTAGACGCAGCCTACGCAGCAGCGATCCAACGCGCCAACCACACCGGCAATCAACTAGCAGCGACCATCTCAGACTTCGCTAGCACCAGTAATACGCTAATCGCAGCCTATGCCCAGCCACTCGACGCCGAACTCACAGCACTCGCTTCTACAATAAGCGCCGCCGACGCCCTCCCTTATTT